CTAATTGTAATAGTGCCTCATCTAAGATAGGTACACCATTCTGAATAACTTGACACTTTGTTAAGGTGTTTAGATTAAATGTACCAGCTTCTATATTAACATCATAATAGTGGCCAAGTAGATCATTATTGTTCTTAGTACCAGCTAGAGTAACAGTTTTTGAGAATGTACCCTTACGTGAAGACAAGTCTCGGATGTCACCAATACTGAAAGTGATAGGTAGTGCAAGATTCTCTGAGACATCAAGCACACCAGTTGATAGTACTATCTTAACCATTGATTATGTCGTTGTTGCCTATCCTTACTTGAATAGATTGCTTGATTAGATTCTTGTTTCTTTGCTTGAACACCTCAAAGTTATTAGTGGTAACATTACAGCTAACATACTCAGTGCTCTCAGGTACATGGATAACACAGCCATCCTCATCAAATAGTACAGCTCCATCTTCTGTGATGTGGTAAAGTACATTCTTGATATAAGTCTGTGGTGATGTCAGTAACTGTTGGAAGTATTCTCCTTCAGCTTCTGTCATGTAATTGGTAGATAAGTCATAGAGCTTAGTTACCTCAGTGTTTATGTTGACTGTGCCTTGTTCATAACTTTTATACTGCCACTGACCATCTACTACACTACCAGGTACATCTTGATTGTAAGTCTGTCTATTGATGTTACCTCTCTCATAAGCCTTAAGCTGGAAAGCAAAGCTACTCCATGAGCCTAATCTATCTAAGAACACAATATGACTCTCTGAGATTAACATTCTTCTATCTATGTTCACCTTGTACTTGATTGACTTTTGAGTCTGTGGAGAACCGTCAACATACCACACCTCATAGCTTTTAGTGTCATTCTTTACTAATGGAGCTGTGCCACTAATCAATGTCAATGATCCATAGTTATTAGGACCAACTGCTACACCTTTGACTGTCTGACTACCAGCAACTACCTTAGAGAATAAATCTCCATTATCATTCTGAAAGTATACCTTACCACCTGGTGCAACTCCAAAGCCTCTCATGTTAAGCCATAAATCTTGACCAGGTGTTGAGCTGAATTCTTGTGGCTGGTCTGTTAACCATTCCTTAGTGATGCCATCAAGCTCATAGTCTAGCTCATCCCAATATGGGAATTCTAACCATGAGTATACGCCATTGAAGACAAATTTATCTAGTGTTGACTCTATGTCTAAGTCTATAGTCTTTCGCTTATCAGCATACTCAACAACTCCATTGATAGTAGCATCTGTTACTCCTGACCATAGAGCATTGATTGTAAAGTTAGTGGTGCCAGTTATAGCTATCACAGTGTGAAGTCCCTCAACACCAGGATTAGCAACTCCACTATCAGCTTGAGTGATATTCACCTGGTCACCTACTTGGAATGGATGTGTAGCTGTGATGCGAACATTGCCACTATTATCTGTAAGTGATGCTGTGTAACTCATGTCAAAGATATACTCCTCACCAAATTTTACATCATAGCCAAAGTAACTATTAGATGCATCATAGAAGGTAGTGATTGAAGGATTAAAGTCAAAGCTCACATTGTTACTCAATAGCTTAGATAAATCTTGCTCACCATAGCCAGTGCCAAATGTAGGTAGTGCTTTGTAGTATCCTATTCTTAGATTAGTCACCGAGTCAAAGACTTCAAAAATGTATCTGAAACCTGACTTATTCTTGTTAGTAGAGTCAATGATAAATTTGCACTCGTTGTAAGCTGGAGTGAAATCCTGAGGCTGTGCTATGATTGTTGTTGCCATACCTATATTGTACTTTTATCTGATTTCAATTAGAAGGAAATATAGCTGTCATCTGTGTAGTATTCCTTCTTGATGTAGGTTGCAGCGTACCTAATGGCATCCATAGCATCATCCCAAAGTTTGACTGGCTCATCTGTGATTGTGTCACCTATTTTCTTCCACTTATAGTTCTCATATTCTTTCTTGATAGCTGGATGATCCTCACAGAATATACCAAATGTCTTTATGTTATCTATCCCTTGCTTGACTACCTTGTTAGCATTCTCAATGTAATATCCAGCTCTGTCTATTTCAGCTATTGTCTCAGGCCTAGAGTAGTCAGCTAAGATGTTGATGCTTTTCTCAATCCCTAGTTGATCCATTCTAGCTATCAAGTCAGTAGTGGTCAAGTAGCTCTCATAGATGACTGGCTCAATGTAGATGTCTTTGTCTCTCCAATAGACTCTGACTAGAGCTGTAGGGTGATTGTATCCAAAGTCTAAGCCATACACATAGGATGTGAATTTAGCAGGTCTATGCTTAACAAATGACCAATTGCTGTAGATGTTACTTTTGCTGATAGCTTTCTCTCCTAGTGCATAGATTTGATATTGTGCCTCATCTGTACGTTTCAAGTCTTCAATCTGTCGCTTGATGCTCTCAGGTAAAAATGGATTGTCTTTATAAGTTGACTTGATTAGGATTGACTCCTCAGCTGGTAACTCATAGAGCCACGAGTTAGATTCTGAAGGATTGTAGTCAAAGATTAGCTTTCCCTCTGTTCTCATGTTGAGCTGAGTGAAGTCATCATAGTACAACTCATTAGCTTCATTGCACCAGGCAAGGTCTCTCTTTCTACCTCTTATCTTTTGCTCATCATCAACTGAGAAAAATTCAACTATAGAGCCATTGCTAAATGTGTAGATGTGTTCAGACTTATTATGTCTAGCCACGTCATAAATTTCTAAGCTCTTCATGATCTCTAAGAAGTCTCTCATCACAGTAGCTCTCAATGCTGGGAAAGTCTTTCTAATGATACTGACTACCTTGTTAGGATTCTGTAGACAATAGACTATTATCAGCTGACATAAGCTGTAGGTCTTTGATGACCTTGAGCCACCCTCATTGATGATAAATCTATGCTCAGGGCTATTGAGTGCCTCATGATTCTTTTGAAAGATTACTGTTGAATTTAACTCCATAGACAAATCATACCACTTAGTAGTACTTATATTATTATTATTAAGATATATTACTCTTTATTAGAAGTAATAATATTAACCTTTATCTCAGATAGTGATTCACCATTGCTAGTTACATCTACATTATCAGTTACTCCAGTCACCCTTGCAGTTAATGTTTGAGCTTTATATTTTCCAGTCATAGTGCCAGTCACGTGGTCATCTGTCCAATCATTCTTTATGTACGTAACGACTCCCAGAAATGCGTTATATGCTTTCTCTTGGTTATCTAAATATTGCTTAATTCCAAAACTATATTTTTTAAAAACATAAGCCTCAAATCCCCATCTAGTAGCTGGTTTTTGAGTAGGTAAATAAACTACTTCACCTGTCTTATTACTAAGAGTAGGTATTAAATCTGCAGTTATTTGTTCTTTATAATCCTCCCACATTCTTTGTAGGTCTTTAGGATCTTCTATGTTTTTATCCCTCGGCATTGCCTTCAGCTGACTTTATTAACTCTTGATCTCTTTTATGGATCTCCTCTTCTAGTCTCTCAACAAATTTCTTTGTACGTTTCTTTTTAACTGGCACATCCTCAACTGCTGTATATTCAATAACAGTAGACTCAGGAGCTGTAGTAGTCACCACCTCTTCAAAGATGTGCTTAAGTCCAATTGTCTGATAGTATTTTACTTTGCTTAGGTCAAGTTGATCTACTATGATTGTCTTAGTACCTTGAAATCTGTCATAGATTTTCACTGTTTTACCTACGAATTCTGGTTTGATTGTGTATTCCATAATATTACTTTTTATACCTATATTGTATCTCTTTGATATTTTGTTTTATTTCTTTGATTAGAAAGAAAGCTGATGTGTTATTGATATTAAAGTACTTAGCCAAAGATGTCTGAGTAGAGTAGCCTTTGTCATAGTATGCCTCAAAGATAATCTTTTTAATTCTATCATCCAAAGAGTTTCGGTATATCTCTACCATTGCTTTCTTGAAATTGTAGCTTTCTTCTAAGTTGACTTTGTGGTCCATGTCAGAAGGATCATCTAGTGAGTCGTTTAAATATTCATGTGACCTATAGATGTCATCCTTCTTGGTCTTTGAGCCTTGAGTCCAGATTAGTTCATACTTGATTGTGTTTAGTAGATAGCTTTTTGCTTTGTCTTCTGTGGCTTCTTCTATTTCTAGCTTAGCACAATGAATGTAAGCGTTATTAATTACTGCATCAGCTTCTACAGAGCTAGGTATTTTTAGTCGTTGAATGAAGTGCTTAGTGTATTTTAGCACCTCTGTGTAGTTTTTTTGCAAGTATTGGTCAAGCATTCTTTTCATACCAGGATAAAAAGTCTTTATACCACACTTTCCTTCTCACTGTAGAGCAAAAGCATTCCTTATCAATAACTTTAGTCTGAGCCACTTTTATCTGTTTGAGTTGATTAAGTGACCTCTTAGTCATTATTTCACTCTCAGGTAGATTAATTATAGATTCTATGAGTTGTATATCAGTTTCTGTAAGCATACTGCTGTGAGTGAAGTGGCACAAGCCACAGTGAATGATTGTGAGTAGATGAGTGCAGTCCAAAATGACATACACTTCCAGCATCCTAGAGCAGTGTGTAGCCAGTCAGGTAGAATAAATCTATCAATGAAGTTCTGAATAGGCTCAAAGTTAGTAAACCACCAGGTAGCTACTAATGGTGTTATGTATGCTATCATGTTGTAAAGTTAGTTAATATTTATAAAGGGAGCTGTTAACTCCCTTGATTAATATACCACTTAAACCATTTTTCATAGAATGAGTCTTTAACAGTATTGCCAGTTAGAAACCTAGATAATTGTGAGCCATTGACTCCAATGTCCTCAGCTATGTGAGTCTGCTTGTATCTGTTGGTGATTCTGACGTTAGTCTGTTCTATCATCCATTCCTTGACTGAGAAGTCTTTATCTGTTAAGATAGTGATAGTATGCATCTTTGATAAATCCATAGATAAAGTAAATTAGTATTATTATTGAGACAATTGTTACTCCTGTTTTGCCTAAGAAGGTATACATTCCATAGAAGAACAGAACAAAGAATGCTAAAATGCATAGCATTACTATGATGTACTTAATCAGCCTCATTAGAATAGCTTAGAGATAACTTTAAGAGCATTAAGACTAACATAGTGAGTGCCATTGTATTCTCTACCTCTCAGCTCAAATGTTACCTCTACCACTTCATTCACCTGGATAAAGTCTAGTAGGTCAATGTTATCATTCACTAATTGAAATTTCACCTCTTGAGGGTACTTGTCATCAGGGTTACCTACTCTAAGGATAAACTCTTGCACTCTAAATGTTTCAGTTACTTGTTTTGCGGGCAACTTGTTAATGATTGCTCCAGTTGTTGTGTGTTGATTCATTTTGTTAATTTATATAGGTTTAAAAATCTCGCTGTGCTACACTTAAATTCTTTCATAGGGTTATCTGTAGTAGCTTGAGTCACTTGATAGATGACCATTCCTTCTTTCTCTGAGATAGGAACAACCAACTGCTCTCTAGTCTCGTTTTTGTACGTTTTGTTTACTTGTATCATTTTTTGTACGTTTTGTTTACTTGTATCATTTTTTGTTGTTTAAATTGTTAAATTCTTCTTTGCTTACCTTCCTAACATCTAGCTGGTCATAGTTCTCTGTCACCAAAATGCAATAGTCATGACCTGACTTGTTGAATGTCTTAGCTGAGTATCTAGCATACTTGAGATTCTCTAGGCTTGACTCAATAATGAAGTAGGATTTTTCCATTATTTACAGTTTAATTGTACAAAATATTCATTGTAATACTCAGTACAAGCTGTTAGACGCTCTCTAATGGCTTCTTCTGTTGAAATGTTACGTTCATACTGAAGTACTGTGATTCTTTTTCTAGGGTCAATGTGAGATACCTTGTGGATAGATTTATTATCCCAGTCTGATAGTAGAAAGTCATCAGTGTCAATCATGCAATAGATTAGCTCAGCTGATTCCTTGTCACATAGCATCATGTAGCCTCTCAACTGCCATTCATAATCTTTATTGATTCCTTCTGCTGCTATAGCTGGGAAAGTCTCAAGTGACCATGAAGTCTTAATGTCAATGATTGAATTGTCTAGGATGATGTCAGGTGTACCAATTAGACAGTCATTCTCAATAGTTTCTTCATTCTTGATGTAAAATGTATCTCTAATCTGATTGACTAACTCTATAGACTCATGCTCAAAGTCTGTACCTTTCTGCATTGCCTTTGTAGAGATAAAAGAGTTATAGCCAAAGAAATCTTCTTTTGCCTTGTTAGCTATGTAAGACTTAGTAGTCTGTGATAGTGTCTCTGACTTAGTTCTTGACTCTGTCATAAGTTTACCTAGTGATGATGGATGCCATTTCATAGTGCTTGTAATTGTGTTTTGGTTAGGTTAAAATCTGCTTTCAATTTCTCTGCTGTGTACTTTCCTGACTCAATTGACTTAAGAGCTTCTTTGAATCTGTCATCTGTTAGTGATGGTTTAGTAGCTGATGCTACTGAGTTACCATCGTCATCTACAGCTTGAAGGCTCAAAAGTGATTGAAGTGTCGCTCTACGATAGTAGGTCGTTGCACTAATCATTTTTTGTGGATCAATGTTGTCAGGTAATGTCAACCAGCTCTCTATCATTTCACCTGACTCAATGTCAATTATCTGAGTGCTCAGAATCTTGTCATGGATAGGTTGTAATAGGAGCAGTCCATTCTCATGAAGGATTGGCTCAACTGTCTCAAGCAGTGCGTTAATGTCAGCATAGCTCTTTTTAAAGTGAGGATTGGTGGAGTTCTTAACAACCTTTCCGATACTCATCTTTGCCTTGTGAATCTTAATCCACAATGGCACTTTGGTTACTTCTGTTTGCATATATATTTATTTAATTGTTTACAAATGTAATAATTTTATTTAGTTGTGCAACTATTTAGAATAAAAATAATTGAATATACCACCATCTAGGCTCAATTATCTGTCCAATGTAATCATCATCTGTATAGTCTTCACCATTCCAAATGACCTGAGTTACTTTGTAGTATTCAACTCCACCAAATGTATTGAGCTTGACTACATCACCTACAAAGTAGCAGTCACTATCTTCTGTATCTTTTATCTTATCTCCTATTTTCAGCATAGCAAAGTATCATACCATTCAATAAATGTGTCAAAGTCTCTAGCAATGTAGTAGATACCTTTTGCACTCTCTATCTTTTGCTGATAGTCTTTTTGTGCTTGAGACTGAACATCACGCTTGTACTTCACCTCGATCTTGACTGACTTGCCATTAATAGTAGCTGAGATGTCAGCTGTGCCCTTAGTACCTTGTCCTGGTGTCCACTTACCGGGTAACTGTTTTGTGTAAGCTATCTCACCAGTTCCTACTTGTATCTTGTTACCTTCTCTGTACTGGCCTTGATTGCCTATCCTCTCAGCTTGATTGCCAGTAGCATTGATGTAGAAGATTATAGACTTAGTCAGGCTATTAGCTGAGTTATCAGACCACTCTGTTAGTCCAATGTACTTAGGATTCATACTAGGATACTTAGCTTTTAGTATTTCAAGCTCTAAGGCCTTGAGTTTTGCTTTGTTTTCTTTGGTCATAGTTCTAAGTATATCATTTGTAATAATAACTCTTTTAAACTTAGACATGGACTTAAAGACTCTATGTCTTCTCTTTCAGTTACTGTACCAAACGAGCCTTTAAAATTAGTAGTAAAGGACAGTATAGTGAAGTGTCCATCGTATTTTAGTGTAGCTATTGTACACACTGTAGACATCAATTCATTGACATCCATTTGATCCATCATTTTTTTATTCATTTCTCTTCTATTTTTTTAATTAAATTGATTACTTGCTGTCTACTTATACCTAACTGCTCAGCTACTTTTGTTCTGTTAAAGTTAGCATCTGACTTGTAGATAGATAATAATTTGTCATAGGTAGTCTCAGCTCCTTTCATAGCTGATTTAATATCTTTCAATTCAGCTGCTTCAATCTTTATTTTTTTAGCATTCATGATAAAGTAGTTACTTAACTTCTCAGCTTTAAGAATACTATCCTTAGATACTTCTAACACATTGACTTTCTCATCAAAATTACTTGAGAATATATGAATTAACAAAGCAAATCTAGGGATGTAACTCTTTTGCTTAGGATACATTGATTTAAGATATTCATTCTCCTCATCATTGTTTTGCTCCTTAGTTATTCTGTTAAAGATTCGCTTCCATTCTTCTTTAGCTTCTTGCTTGAATTTAACAGTGTTAGTAATTATTTTGCCATCATTATCTCTCTTAATAAATGCACTCTTTAAACCTTGATAGAATCTAGTGATAGTGTTGCTATACCACATTATATCAGCTATGTGCATTTCATTCTCATTGTATTCCTCAACTTTTGCATCAGGAAAGCTCAATAGCATACGGTCTAAGAATCCATTGTCTTTATTCTCATCAGTTGCAAATTGATTAAAGATACTTGGCTGTATACCACCTAACACTGGTATAAATGGTCTCTCAATAAATGATCCTTTTCTAGTCATTCTATTCACAGATACTGACTTGCTACTCCAACATGATAGCCAAAATTCCAAATCAGATCCAGCTCTGTACTTATTCATGTCTTTAAACCATCCAGCAAGCTCATCTTTAAATACTCCTACAGAATTATCTGACTCCTGGTGTAAGTCAACTAATGCCTCTAATGTAATATCATTAGCAATAAACTGAGTCTTTTTAGGTTTAATTGGCTCAGGGTGTTCTTCTTTCTCTTTCTTTGTAAGATCATTGTAATAGTTATACACCTCCATCTGATCAGAGTATCTCTTTATCTCTTTAAAGTTTAATACATTCAATGGCTTAATAATGTTGTCAATACTTGGAGTCTTACCTATACCAGCTCTACCTACTACAGCTAACCAAATTACACCAGGCTCAGTCCATCCTTTTTTAACTTCAATCTCATAGGTGTTACCTACACATACTGAAATCAACCAAAGCAAACTACAGCCCATGTAGTCAATATTAGCATCTAGCTTGTTGTTACATTCTAAGATGTAATGCTGTATCTCATCAGGAAAGATGTCTAATGGAAAGTTAATTCCTGAGATAGGTAATGGTTTCTCAATCTTAGGCTTATTTTCTTCAATTTCTTTCTTTCTTCTAGATCCAAATCCTTGCTCATAAAGGTCTTTAGTAGCTTCTTTAAAGTCACCATTGTGCATCTTGTGTGCGTATGCTACAAATGGACTTATTAATTTCTCATGTGGATAAACTGTGCCAGTTGAAAATAAGTACATGCATCCACTATCTTTGAACACACTACCTGAATGTGCAGAAGTTGCTCCATGTCTCTTGATTAAGTAGTGGTCTTTCTTTTGACCATTAGTAGGGATAAAGAAATCATCTTGAATAACTGACCAAATATCTGTCTTATCATTGAAATCTTGCCAAGGTGTTACCTCATCATCTGAGTAAATCTTTGGCTCTTTCTTTGGCTCTTCTGGTGCCTTATCAATGTGATTGTAAGCTGATGATATATTCCATAGTGTTTGCCTATCATCATCTGTTATAAATTCTAGTTGAAAATAAGACCTTGTATTGTCTAATTTTTTACCAGGATAAACAAAGACATAGCCACCAGTACCTCTAGTCTCAATTACAGCCTCTTTATGACCTTTTAACTTAGCTATCTTTGAGTTCCCTACTACTCTCTTAGACTTGTATAAAATGTGATAGCCACCACTTTTAGTTACATAGACAGAAAACTTTGACTCAAAGTCTAAGATGTTATCTTTAAGAGTCTGATAGTATTCTTTCCAAAACTGGTCCTTCTCAAGTTGTGTTGAGAATACCTTAGTGTCAACATCAATGACCTCTAGTGATTCAAAGCCAGTTACTATACCTATTCCTTTTGTAGACGGCTTTCTTAAGTTGATTAGGAATTGTTCTTCAGTTAGTTTTGTTGATTGACATTCTTTCCATGTATGATTAGGGATTTTATCATCCCCTATAGTTATAACTGAAAAGTAATCTAAAAAATTTAATGCTTGTAGTTCTTCCATTCCGCCCAATGTTGTTTAAAATAATAAAGCCCATTAATTTTAAGCTGGTGCGGAGCTGTCAAACTAATGAGCCTTAAATAAGTTCTTTGTGACTAACAAGTTGAATTCCGCACAATCAACTTTCACGTGTACAAATATAGTAATTTTTCTTTAATTACAAATTTATTTTAGGTGTAAACTACTGTAAAGTGACTTTACACCTGACTTTACAGTAACTTTGTAGTGTCTATAAGGGTTGTAGCCATTTTAGGTGTAAAGTTTACAGTAAAACTGATTTTAAAAAAATTTTTTAATTTATTTTTTTTTTTACCTACTGTAAAGTCACTTTACACTTTACACTTTACACCACTCTTTCTAAGTATTGGTCATTAGCTATTCTCTCCTTAATTATCCTTAAATCTGTGGTGTTGTTGCAATTGATAACATCCTCAAAAATAGAGTACTTAGGTAGTTCAATTGGTGCTTCACCAGGATAGAGATAGTATTTAAGCTCAGCTATAGCATCATCATAAATCTTGTCACAATTTTGAAATTGATTGTCTACATTAAGTCCATGCATGACAGTGACGTGATCCTTTTCAAGCATTCTACCTATTTCTGACAAGTTCAATCCTAATTTTTTTAGCTCTGAGAATAGATAGTATCTTTTATATACTATCCCTCTACTTCTTTTTGTACTGATTAGATTGTGAAGTTCAATCATGTATTTGATTTTTTCTATCATGATAGTTTCTTTTGGTCAATATTCTTAAAGATGTCAGAGTCTGAGTCTATCCTTCCAGTAGCTTTGATAAAGTCTACTTCTAGCTTAGCTGAGTTGATTATAACTGATCCAATGGAGCTGATAGCTTTTGCCTTATCTACCTCTTCTTTAATCTGTTCATTTGTTAAAGACTCATCATTAAGCCTTTCTAATGCTGCAAACATGTGGTCACGTAGATCACTGATTTTGTTTCTTGCCATTTATTTTCTTGTTTAGTTTACTTGTTAATTTAATTACTTCTTGTATTTCTTGGGGGAATCTTTGGATGCTATTCCTTATAACATTCTCCTTCATGCTTATGCATTGTAAGTTCTCTAATTGACAGTTCCTGGTGTTACCATCTTTAAAAGTTACTATGTGCTTTTTAGGAATTGGTCCATTAGCATCTGTCCATATTTTTTGATGGTAAAGAATCCACTTGCTATCAGCTACTTTGTAGTATAGATATATTCTACCACTTTGATCAGCATCTTTTCTCTCTACTATAGTTCCATCAGGCTTCCAGTTAGGTGGTCTATTACCTGGTTTAAACATTGTAGCTTTGACTTTCTCATAGACTTCTGTAGGCATTTCTTTACCTTTATTAAATGGTGTATGTCCAGGTGTAAATCTAAACTTTTTACCACCATTAATTAAATTCTGTCTACCTGATGAGTCTGACCTTTTAAACTCTAATGTCTTTTTAAGGCCCATTGAGAATGCTCTATTAGCTACTTGAGAATAAGTCAATCCTAAGTCATCAGCAATACCTTGAGTCCTTTCATGAGGGAATCTTTGTCTTATGATTTCATTAGGTGTCATAGTATTTCAGGTTTACAATTATCTTGATAGTACTCTTCTGTTGTGAATTCAAACCCTTCAGCTCCATTTTCATAAGCATCAATTATTTGCTCCTTCTCCATTGCAATTGCTTTATACATTGCTATTCTTAGCTCCTCAGATATTATAAATCTACATGAGATTTCATCTATCAGGAATTTTATTGCTGTGTCTTTCATAGCTCCTCAATTTTTAAGATTAAACCTATCCATCTGTCCACCATCAGGAATGCATGCTGTTGATCGTATGCCTTCACTATCTTGAAGGACTTGTCTTTCATTGTTACTCTGTATGTTTTCATTTTTAGCTCTTAAATAGTTAATGTATAGTAGGATGTCAAAGTGACCTCTTTTAGCCCAGTAACTTTCAATATCAGCTAAATTCATAGTCATCAATTTCTCCGTTATTACATCCACACTCCTCTTCTGTGTAGTGAATTTCATTTCCAAATGTGCAGTAGTGTACCTCAACTACTCCATCTCCATTGCAGTCAGGGCAAATCATAGCTCACAAGTTTTAACAGTTGTATACTTTTTATACTTGAATGTGCTCAGGTTTCTTCTCTTGGTAGGAGCAGTCAAATTGAATTCTTTTATCATCATGTTGTAAGTATTCCAAATTGATTTCCATCTTGTTGCTGGCTCAGAGTCTTTACCATAATGATCCATAACAAATAGGTACATGTCCCAGCTTTTTTTCTCTTCTTGAATGATGTGATTAATTAAATTTTGCATGTTACTTTGATTTAAGGGTTAAAATTTTGATTGTTGCTACTATGCTGTAAAGCACTAATAAGTAAACGATTTTTCCTTCCATGATTTATTGTTTTGGTTAATAATTATGAAACAAAGTTAGTAAGTCTTTTCATATATGCAAACATTTTAACATATTTTAACATTTGAAGAGATAAAAAAAGGGATTAACTATTAATAGATCATCCCTCTTAGGTGTTATTGTAACCAAACAATATACATGCAGTACAAATATAACTATTTTTTTCTTCTGAGAATTAATTTTATTAACTTTCCTATCAATCCTGACTGCTCATTTACATCTACATTTACCTCACCATTGGTCACTTGTACATCTACCTTCTCAGTATCTACTTTTAAGCTCTTAGAATCACTTTCTTTATGAAAGTCTACGTCTACTTTATCTGTGTCAACTTTAACGTCTGTAACGCCATCTTTTCGCGTCACTTTAATGTCAACATTCTTAGTGTCAATGTTGATGTTGATGTCTTTTTTCTTTTTTGGCTCTTTCATTATGCTTCATTTGTTGAGATTCTACCTTGACTCTCTAATTTTATTACTCTTACATTAGCTGGTTGTGCTATTTTCCACTCAGTTCTTCTAGCTTCATGTAGCCTTACCTTAGCAATCCTCATGATGTTAACTTCATTGCCTTGATTACCACCACTTATATGGTAGTGTGTTCTATCTTCACCAACATAGATACCAACATGTCCACCACCATCACGCTTGAAGGTTAGTACATCACCTAGCATTGGTTGATTGACGTGTGTGCCATACTTAGCCCAATTAAGAGCCCACAATGGACCATCTACTACTTGAACACCAGCCTTGTGAGCACAGTAAGCAATGAATAGACCACACCAGGGGATCTCATCATTTGTGTACATCTTAAGTCCAAGCTCTTTAGCCCAATCTAAAATGATAGGGTTGTGTTGTTTACCTACAATCTCTTTAGTACCTATCA